CGATTCTCCGAAGTAAACGCTAAAAAGTCACGATTATCCGTCTCAATAAAAAATCAATTTTAATGTGTAAACACATTAAAATCTACTAAAAAATAGACTGTCGATAAGATTGACTAGATGATAAAATCTAGCCCCTCGGACTTAATGCGCTTACAAGCGGCATGTAATATTTAAATTTCCCTTAGGTTATTCTAAATAATTTATAAATTTAAATATTTCTACAAAGTTCTCCTTCGAAAAGGATATGAAACATTCGCACCGTGCACGAATGATTTCAAGCTCCAACTTAGGAATTAGCTGGAACTGATGCGTATTTATATAATGTTGGAACATTTATGAAGAAAACTGGACTGTAATCAGTACCAGCACCTACATAAAGTTCAATACCTCCTCCACTATAAGAGGTGGTAGCATTACTATCTGCGCTAGGGTTAAGTAAATAATTTACTTCCACCCAATCAAGAGTTGAATTATCAGAAGCATTTCCTAAAATCATAGATCCTGCAGCATTTGTTCTAAACTTAAATCTAGAATAATACGGTACAGAAAAATTCAACCCTGTTAGTGTTTTTGTGTTTGTGACCGAAACGCCCATATCATCCCCATAAATTTGGGTGGATAAAAGACGATCTGTTAGAAAGCCTGCAGCTGTGAAATTCCCAGAAGCATACTTACTAGTTGATAAAATATTTCGGTTCGTTGATCTTTGAGCTTTCAAATCACAAACATCTAATTTTGTGGTAACATTAGCTCTCCAATTAATGGCACCACGAGATCCCAGAAAAGCCTGGGAAAACCATGAGATCGAATGCCATCTAACCCAATTATATGGGAAAGATGATCCAGTTGCTACCAAACCCTTAGCTGTGCCAGGGGCGTTTGGATCGTAACCTGGATACGTTGGTACGCGAGAAAATTGGTGTCTCTGAACATATGATGTTGAAGTACTCGTTAAAAGCACAGAATTAACTGCTAAATATCGATGAAAGCCAGTACGACGCATCATTGTTCTTAAGGATTTAACAACTTCACCTTGATACATCAAATATGATGTAGGTGAGTGTGTAGTAGGTTTCATTGCCATTTCAGTATCATCATTTTCTACATCGTAGTTTTCTATGGCTGACTGCACTGGATAAGCGCACAAATTACTGCTTAAATCTAAGTCAGTTGGACTAGCAAATTCCAAATTTTCATTTCCACTAACAAAAACTAAAACTTGAATATCTGCTGTATTTAACGGAGCTGCTAAATCTGTTAATGCTCTAACCGTCAATACGCCATTAGTGAAACCTGCTATATGCGTTTGGGCTCCATCATTTGAATAAAAATTCGATACCGATGATGGACATTCTAAAAATGCGGTATCCTGCATAAATGGAACATTGATTGTTATATCTGTACATTTTGCTAAATCAATAATCTTGGTATAAACTTCAGTTGAAGAATCAACTGTAGCTCCAATTGCGCCAACTGGATCCCAAGAAACACGTACACGTCCTCTATGATATTGAGAACAAATAAATTTCAATCTCACTTTGATATCACCTCGCCAAAAAGTAAAAGGCTTTGATGCTAACCAAAGTGGAGTTCCTTGAATAAAAGTCTGTTGAGTTCCTGCAACAGCTCGAATATAATTAGGGGATATTGCGGTTGAAAACAAAATATCATCAGGAGAGTTAGCTATAGCCCAAGGAAATTGGGTTATATAACTCTCACGCGCTACAATATTAGATATTAATAGCTCGTCTCCTAAATCGACGCCTAAAGAGGCAGGGTCTATAGTTAGTTCGTTCTTTGGATCTAATGTCAACTTCTCTATTTGTGTGCCAATTTCAGGCGAAGCAAACATGGGAAAGGGAGCGGGAGTAAATGAATGAATACTGGAAATAACAGGAACATTAGTAAAACCGAAAAACTTAGCAAAAGCTCCAACGCCTGATGACAACATTTGTGTTGCTGTCGCGAAAGGTCCTATAATAGGAGCTCCTGAAAGTTTTCCTGCAATATTAGCGATAGCAGATGCTGGACCGGATACAGTACCATCATCTTCCTTATATTCGTCTAAAAAACCTTGCATTGCTAATTTCACAGTTGGTCCACTTATAGTGACTTCATCTGCCCAAGCATAGACTTGTACAGTTATACCTACACCAGTTCCAGCATTAGCAAATTGTAATGCTGTCATAGGTCTAAGGTAAACTGAACCCATATTTTGGACATCAGTCGCTGAGGTTATATTTAACCACTCCTTAAAATAGAGAAATGGAATATCCATTTCTCCACCTTGTGAAGTTTGGGGATAGATATAAACACGTGGCATCTGAGAATAAGCAATGTTCTGAACATCATCAGAAACAGAGGCACTAATTGGTGCAGGGGTTAAGAATTTAGCTAATGGTTTATATGCTGCCAACAAAGATCCATAATGGAAAGGACTAGCATTGATAACAAATTTTAAATGCAATTTACATCGCATAAGATAATAATTATCTATCTTCTTTTTAATTGAAGTGTGGTTGAAATATTCATACCAGGGATCAAAGGTAGCAACAGAAGTGCCACCAAGAGCCCAATTATATTGATAAATTTTAACCGGACGCTTCAAAAAATGTTGGATTTCAGCGTTGGCACCTGAAGTTGCGTTCTCTTGTTGAATAGCAGAAGGAATCTCTACTACTTCACCAGGTTCAGCATCATCAAATGACATTGTTATTTGTTCTTGAACATCAGCTTGTTCAGTATTTGATTGTTGTACAGAAGATTGCATTGGATAGACAATGGGATCACTCCAATCAGTGATCACATCAGAATCTGTTCCACAGCAACCTGAGACACAATTCGATTCAGTTTTGATAAGAGGTTCTGAAAACTCTTTATTAAAAATTTGACCGAGTGGGGTTTAGTCGTATCTCTTAACACTCATAACGAGATACACCACTTTACACTTTTGACAACTAACCAAATCTTTCCTAAATAGGAACTTCGAGGAACACTCGGGTGGGTCTAACTTTTATAATCCATGCTCTTTAATACATGATGCGCAAAGTGTTAATTCTTATTAAAGCAGTAACTATTATAAAAGTGATCTTTTGGTTTTCTTAAAAAGAGGACATGATTCGACGCCCTATAATATGTAAACAATACGCAATACACAAATATGTCATACAAAAACACTCATATTTGATATACAAAATAGAAAATATAAAATGAACAATAAAATATTTTTGAAAAGTTGATAATTCAAAAAAGAACGCAATAATGGTATAAATTAAAAATAACATAACAAATAATATATATAACATGTGACATACAAACAAAAATTCACCATAGTAAATAAAACACGTAGATAAAACACCATTAACTAAAACATCCTTTTGATACATACAAAATCTTTCTGGCATAACATAATTAGCCTTTTGATAACAAAAAGATACATTCACACTGGAACAAACCTGTGTATAATCTGCTGGTAAAGTTTGGATATATGATTGATTTGGGTAATCTATAACTTCAAAATCTTCATCATCTTCATAACAATCATATTCCTCCATCTCAATGCCAATTCTGGCAGAACTATTTCTAAAACGCTCTTTCATTTCAGCCCAAGTAGGAAAACTTGATGGAGTAATTAAATAATCCCAATCTTTCTCATGAACAATTTCTTTAAATAATTTTATTTTACTATTATACGTTTTCTTTCCATAGAAGAAGTATTCACTACAAGCACTTTTAATGATATCCATCATTTGATTCTCTTCTGATATTTTGGATCTAGTCCAAGTCATTAACATTTTTTCAATGGATTCATGATCTAAAGGTGCTAAATATGCTTTAATTTCTTCATTCCACGACCAAGTTCTTTTGAGAAAAGATACTTCACTTAAATGAATAAACGGTCTACTAACAGCTTCTTTATCCGCCATGGTATATGTAATACCCATTTTATCTAAAACTTCACTAATAGCTGTATGGTTAAACCAATTAACTTTTGATGTCATAACATTATCATCTCCATATGTCATTAAACGTACATTATTCTGGAAGCTTTCAACTTCCTTTTTTGGATTCAATTCATGATAAGCATATCTTATATATAAACTATTTACTAAACTATTAATGATAACTGTCAATGGATGTCCTGATGGGTTTGAACCGTAAAATTGTATTAAATCTCCATTAAAATCCACAGTTGGGAAAGCAGTATCATAAGCTAAACACCAAAGAATATTTATCTCTTCTGGTGTATAATTACCAGACATAACACATATATCAATCAAAATTTCAAACGCTTTTAAAATAAATAATGGACTCATACGTTTATCAAACGCTTTATAATCACCTGCGATGAATCTTTCTATCAATTCATGCTTTTCAATTTCAGTGACAAATTTTCCTTCACAGCGTAATAAATACTGTAATATACCTGTCCATTCCATAGATTGAGCCACTGTTCCTACACCTGCTTCAAAAGCAAATTTATTATTCTGAATTAATCTGATGCAGGAAAGAAAAAACATTCTATTGACTATAGACCAATCAACAGGGGCGCCAGTGAAAACACGGGTTTTTCCAATGTTGGCCTTTTTAAAGGTAACAGCTTCATCTTTTAAATGTGCACAAAATACAGGGTGATATCTCATTTGTTTTCTATAAGTTTCTAGAACTTTTTGTACACGTTCCATCATTTCAGGGAGCATTTTATAATCATCAGTACCATCATCACAAGAAACAAAAAATTTTCCTTTTTTACATTTCCAAGGGTTTCCTGCTGAAGTACTAATCTTCAATCTATCTACATACGCTACTCCAGGAGCACCATTTATAGCTGTGTGAATATCATAGGGATGAACCATAGATTTTATTTCTTCAGGATCAACGTTTTTGAGAATATCATTCAAAAAAGCATTTTTACATTTGTTTAAAATATTAGTACTAAAATCTCGAACTGGGTTAACCATATCCAAAGCAGCAATTCTGAAAGGAACATACCCATTCATCATGGGTTTTGTATATTTCTTATCGTATCCATGTCCTTTAAGAATATCGCCGGTACGCGCGTTGCGCTCCACCGTACGCATCGGCCCGCTCGTGGGCATCG